CAACATCGCTGTACATAAATCTTTTGAGCTCCCTGCGCTGCGTATTGTTCCCTGAGCCCAACACCAACCAAAGAGCTGTCAGCTTGTAGAAGTCAGGAGGTAGATTGTATTCCTCCTGATTTGCAACAGTGACAATCGTGTCTTTTTTGAAAAAATAGTCATCCCCGTAAACTCGGACGAGGATATTATAGAGCTCGGAACCTCCTGCATTGAGGTAATCACGCAACCGAGCTGTCTCAATAAAAGAGCTGTTGGTCATATCGGCCCGGTCTAAGGCTCTCGCCTTCAAATCACCGAGCGTCACCTGATTGGCCATAACAACCCCCTATCGACGAGCCATCTGCATTTCAAAAGAGCGTTGCATGATTCGAGCAACTTCATCCGGATCCTTGCGCTCAAATGCAGAAATCATCTCTTTTGCTGCGGATTTTAATCCCTCCGGGGGACCTGAGGGTCCTGTTTGACCCTCTTCCTCCCGTTGCTTTTTTTCATCCATAGCTAGGATAGCACCTAACCCTGGCATGCCTGATTCCTCTGACATGACTACTCGGTAGCCCGGCCCAGAGTTACCTCAATGTCCAAAGACTCAATGGCTACAGCATCTGTGGCTGTGCCTGCAACGGTGCGTAGAATGGACACAATGTTATTGGTTGTCAGGCCACTGGCGCGTTGCCAGTTGGCATCTACCCCGGTCGTCTTGAAAACCGCAAAACTGATACCCCTCAGTTGGGGATACTTGCGGTCCAAAGTCAGATCGTAGGCACCAGTTCCAGTTTTCGCCAGAGTGAACCCTTTGTTCGTCTGTGACGTAATGGCACCCACTGCATCGAATAACACAGTGCTCCGCAGTTTAACGGTTTCCCGTTCGTGCGCTTTAATTGGGAAGGAGGCTTCACCTGAAGGCATTTGTCTCTCCGTAGAAAGGTTCAGCTGGGGACCCCTTAGGATCCCCAGCTGAAACCGAATTCACTTTCTCTTACGCTATTGACCGAGCTTTCGCTAGGCCAACTTTACCCGGCTATTCCATCCAGGGGCGTTACAGCTCATTTGGCCTCTTGTGCCTACGCGAACCTCATAGGCATCGTCAGTCGCTACTCGGAGGATTTTGAGTCCGTCTAACATCAACATGTGAACCAGTGCTCGAAGACTCGGAATTTCCCAGGTGTCCATCTGGAGCACCCAAGCAATATCTTCTTGACACTTGTTCGCTGCAACAACCTTGATCAGGCCTTCGTCACCATGAATAAGAACAGAATTGAAGCCAACCGTAGCCTCTCCTCCATCTGCGTTCCGTGCCGAAACCCTTTCGTACTCCACTTTGGAACCAAGCTGTTTAACCAAAAGCCGGTTTTTGACATGGTTGATAATGGTCGTATCAACTGCCCCGCCTTCCGAGGCAGCAACCGACTGCCCATCGATGATGGCTTCCTCAACAAGTGACCCGCCAGAAGCATCAACAAAGTTGCCGAACAACCTTGAATCCACCGATCGATCCACACCGAAATGGCTATCTCCCGTAGTCGGGGCCGTTTCAGGCAGCCAAGAAGCCAGCCCGGAAAACTTCTTCGAAGCACCTCCGGCTGCGCCGTCTCCCTCTACTGAGAGGAAGTCAGCACCAGCAATGGCCGTAATGACCGTTGCCCAGGTGGCACTGGTTGAGATCAGAGCACCGATCAAGCCGCGCTGAACGCCCTTGACCAGCTCCGAGCCGGTTCGCAGTGCCCCTCCATCCGTAGCCGAAGCCTTCAGAGTCATACCGACCTCAAAAAGCTTTGCGTCGGACGCCTTGGTCAAAAGAATGGTGTCACTGGCCGTACTAGAGGTTACCCCCTGACGAACGGTGGCGTTTGCCGCAAGAGCACCGAGTGAGCCCGTACCGCTGCGATAGGCGAACGTCTCATTGGCATTTGCCAACGATTTGATCGCCCCATCGATCTGCAGCGACATTGCGCTGAGAAACGACTCAGAATCGCCTTCGGTTGCCTCTGCGGTTTCCCCGTCAACATTCGCAACTGAAAAGTCACGAATCCTCGTCAACAGGAAGTCCTGCAGCTTGGCAGCAGTGGCGTTCTGCTGCGCAGTGGCAAAGACGGCGCTACGCCCTTGTGGATTGCCGAACTGCGCAACCACGGGCATATCGCGTCCACCGAAGCCTTCGAATTTGGACAACATGGCAATCAGAGGTCGACGATCAAACGTCATGTCCTCTACATTGCGTGGACGGTAGATTTGTTTCAGAGCTGGATCTACCGAGGTGAGATCGAGAGTTTCTAGAGCCATTTTAGCCTCCGTGAAAAGAGGCTAGAACGCTAGGCGTCTACCTGATTCCACTTGATCGTTTGAGCGGCATGTCTGATCTGTTCTGATCGACTCAACTTAGAAAAGTCTTCAGGGACAGATCCACCTGCCATCGAGTTTGACAAAGTTGTTGGGTTGTTCTCGACTGACTCGCCGATCTTTGCGGAAGCTAAAGGTGCTGCCGGAGGTGTTTGCTGTGAAACATCACCAGGAGCTTCATTCCAGAGGGCTTGCACAGCCTCATTTTGCTTCAGCTTTTGGACGTAGGTCCGCAGGCCAGCGTGAACTTTAACAACAGCGTCCTGTGGTGGCAAGAGTTTTCCGGTCTCCTGTGCCACAGCGTTGATATAGTTCCAGATTTCTTGCTCTGCATTGAGCTCTTTAATCAGTGCGAATTCAGGTTTTTCCAGCTCTACATCGATCTGTGACTGATAGACTCGAGTTTGCTGGTCTAGCGTTTGACTCTTCTCCTTGTCTTCGAGCTCCTTTTTCCACTCATCTCGCTCCTTGACGAACTCTTCTCGGAGTTTGCGAATCTCTTCAATTTCAGCGGATACAGCACTTGCTGCTGGTGCTGCAGTCCCTTCATCCGCCAAAGACCTTTTCAGCCAAGCTTCTGGGGTTGCTCCGTGCTGCTCCGAGAATCCGATTGGGTCAGATTTGACAGCCTTGAGGATATTATTGACCTCCTCTTGCTGCTTTTTGAAGGCCTCCATTTCTGACTTGAAGGACTCTCTTTCCTTTTTCAGCGTTTCTTTTTCTTGGCGCCTCTCCGCTTCAACGGCATAGAGCTTGCTCCAGGCATCGCTTTCCGGGGGTTTTTCTTGGGTTTTTGTTTCGGCGCTTTTCGCAGCCGTTTGCTGAGACTTGCCATCTGTTTTCCCTTTCTTTTCAGTTACTTGGGCTGGAACCGGTGGGATGACTCCCTTGCTTTCCGCAACAGCCTTCAATGCGTCTTTGACGCGGGATCGATTTAGGTGGGCCGCCCCTACCCGGTTGAGGGGGCGATCGTCAGATCTAGACCCGTCCGGAGTCTGGACCATGGGGGATTGGGTACGATCGGCTGCTACAGGTTGTCCTCCGGTCGCTCCGGGGTCTGCTTGCTGAGTCATTTTTCAAGTCTCCTAAACTAAGGGGGCTGGCGCGCCTCCTGGAATTGCTGAAAGTTGTGGCAGCGAGGCACCTGCCCCTGCTGCCCCTCCGGGGGCTGCTGGCAACCCGGGGGGTACTGCTCCTGGAGTTCCAGGTGCTGAAGCGGCTGCGACGGCTTGTTGTGCAAGCATTCGCCTCTGCTCCAATACTTCTATCTGCTCCAGAAAATTTCGCACGAGTTCGAGGTTCTTTTCGGGGACTCCATCGATCTCTGCCCTGAGCAGTTCGAGGGTCATGTACCTCGCTGCCAAGTCTGCATCAATGAATGAATGGGGGGACATTGGAATCCCTTTGTCCAACATGCGGTGTAAGTACAGATCTAGGATTTCAATAGGCGCGTTAACTCTCTTCAACGCCGATTCAACATCCGGATAGTCCAAATCTCGGACCATGCTCTCTTGTAACAACGGGGAAATGGCTCCCAACTGTTTGAGAGCCTCAATTTTCCCTGCAGGCATCGCTGGTAGCAGGCTAGTTGGGTAAGCCTGAATGATGAAAGAATCATCTTCGAGATCTACCTTCGAAAAATTGATTTCCTCCAAAGCTCCTCGATCCTTCGTCAATACACTGAAGCTTCCTTGATTGGTTTTCTTCATGTGCGTATCGAGCTGACGAGCTGCGTGCACCATCAAACTGAACGAATCAACGTGGTATTTCTGCCACCTTTTTTCTACGTGTTGGAATCGCTTGGTCTGCACCTCTTGAAATGCTCTCAGAGCTTCTCCGCTCTCAAGACCCGCAGGTTTTTTGCTCGTTGCTGACAACTGCGAAATCCCGGCAACTTCAAAAGCTCTGTTCCATAGACGATCGAGGTGTTGAAAATACTCCGGAGACACGGCTGCCACTGTCTGAAAAATTGGTGGGCGGGAACCAGATGCGTATTCCTTGATACCCATGTCCTCGTTGTTCAGCTTCGATTTTGCCAGTGCGTTTTTTTCAACCCACACTTGAGTGGTGGCCAGTGTCATCAACTTCTGAATTTTTTGCAGAAGGTAGTTGACCTCGATTTGAACCTGGCTCAACTCTTCAGCAAGCCCCATCCCCCAAAAACCCAAGGGGCTGTGGGTCCAACGGAATTGGGCGAAGGGGAAACTCGTCAACTCCCAAGGTTCATCAAACAGCGTTACCGTGTCTGTACCAATGACGTGGCGTCCGTCTCCTGCCCCTTTATAGGAAGGCAGATACCAAGCTTCTACTACCGAGATTGGATCTGAAATTGTCTCGCTGAATGTGTGTGACTCTCGAACAAGAGTGGCATTAGCCAGTTTGGCTTTGAATTTATTGCCAAAGACATCAATTGCAGTGTCTCGTTGCATCTCCTTGTGTTGAAAGAGCTGCCGCACAGCTCGTGGCCCGTATTTGGCTTCTGTATCATCTACCAAAATCTCTTCGGGAAAAACGCGCTCTGTTTTGATTCTGTTGTCTGTGAAGTCTGGGAAAATCTTTTCGAGCCCCGTGCCCAAAATGATTCCGTCCTGAAACACTTCGAGGGATTTATCGTAGTGCTCAGTCTGATGAAAAATGCCGTCACCAAACTTTGTCAATCCTCGAGCTCTTTGTTTGATTGCGTAGTTGCCCCCTTTGCCGAGGGTCATAATTCGAGCATCACTTGTTGCAATGGTTGCTAGTGCTGTATCTGCAACGGCCTTGACCACATTGAGCCTGAGTCTATCATCTCGCAACGTGCGATTGTAATCATTGCCAGTTAAACCTCCTGCCAGTCGATTTGAATACAACCGAATGTGGTGGAGGTTTCTTTCGTGGGTGACTCTTTGATGCTCATCGAGGTGTCTCATTGTCGAGACAACAGCATCGTGAGCTTTGTCCTTGGGGCGAGTCCACCACTTCTCTCGCTTGGGCTGCCTTCCGCGTCTTGAGTTTCGATGAGCCATGCTCTACCTCTTCAGTCGCTACTTCCGTAAAGAATTTCTTCTTCTGAAGGCTGTTTGCCCAGCTCATCCCTTTGCTGTTTCGTCAGACTCTGATTGACACTGGCGTGTACGAAAAAAACCACCTCTTGAATTTTCCCTTCCTCGCTGAAAGAGATTTTCTCTATGCCTGTCTTGCGACAATATTCGAGAATACTTTTTTGCTCTTTGTCCATCTAGTGAAAATCTCCTACTGAAGGGGGCACCCACAACACTTCTGATTGGCTCTTGTTACGCCTTTTCATTCTCGCCTTCATGGTGTGCATCGCTTTACGAGTGCTGAACTCTTCCGCCACGTCGTCAGGTATTTGTCCAATGTCGATAATCGTTTTGACCCCGTGCATGTGTTTGGGCAAGTCTTGCTTCGCCGGGGGGTTCCCCTCGTGGAGGTAGTACTCATTGATGTCATCCTTGGGAAACATCAGATGGTAGATTGGAACCGTCTTTTCCCCTCGGTCCAAATAGGACCCCATCAAATTTATGGAGACTCTCAACAAAATTTCGTAGACTCTCTCCTGATTCAACCGGCGGTTTCTCGGATCACGATCCGCGTCTTCAAGTGCTTGGGCTTCATCAAGAATCTGCTCTTCGGTTTTATGATGAGAAAGACCTTCCTCTTTCATAATGTGCTCGTCTTCAAGCTCAGCTCGGACGTGCGGGGGATCCAAAGGGTGGACCTTGTCGGCCTCCTCGATATCGGGGATCTTTTCGTAGGAGTGAGGTGTGGATTTCATGTCCACAAAGATGCGACCCTTTTTTACGTATTTATCCTTGAGAGTTTTGCTCATTGGTAATGTCTCATTCTGTCCCAAGTGCGTGTATCAGAAAACTCGTCCCAAGGGTCTTGATTTTGTTCCCTGTGAAAGGCTTCTTCGTCTTGCTCCATCATTCTATCAAATTCTTCTTGAGCAAACTGTGGAGTTCCTCTTTTGTGCCGAGGTACCTCCTCCTCAAACAGAAAATGCCTCGCTTGTCGATAGATGTACAATGCAGCATCAGCCAAGTGATTGTCGCAACGAGGGTCTTCTTTGCGCGGAATCTTGTCCTTTTGCCACACCAATGACTGCCATTCAGCAATCAGTTCATCACACTTGTCCAAAGGTGTTGAAATACGACTCAGCGCCATGTCTGTGTTCATGATACCAATGAAGTCAGCTTTGCCTTGCTTGGTGGCTGGAATGAAGTTTCGGCGCCACCTCTGCCTCATGTCCTCAACACCCTGTTTAGATGCGTTGTCAATGACAATGTGGTCAAGGTGTTTGATTCTGTGTTTTTCCTGGAGTTCCTGAATTTTGAGCTCCACATCGTGGAACGTCATTTTTGATTTCTTGAAACTGTCCACAAAATAGAACTTGGGATTTTCCACGCTCCAGGCAGCAAGTACCAGTGCGGTCGGATCCTCCCAGCCGAGATCGATCCCCAATCCCCAAGTGAGATCCACTTCGGGCAGTTTACGATAAGTTTGCTCGGCTTTGAATTTGTAGACAAGAAGGTCCTCATCCAAAACCCATTCCCCAAGATAGTGTCTTCGAAACCACGGTAGCTCTTCAATCCCCGGGTTTGCTTCTTTGAGCTCTTCGACCTCTTCTGCAAAATTCTTCCTCATGTAGGGATTGTCTTCGGTAGTCCAAGTGTGCCTTGACCAACCTCCAACCTTCCCCGTTGTGATGTCAAAAAACAGCCCTGCTGGAACCTCCCCAGGGGTTCCTGTCATACAGATGGTTGCCTTCATGTCGATCAATGTTGGCATCAACACGTCATGAACTACCTCATTGATGTGTGGTTTGAAACTCGCACACTCATCAACGATGACAAGAAAATTCGCCTGCCCCAAAAGCTTTTGTCGCTCGTCCTCGGTAGCGTCTGCTCCGACCAAACGGATGTACGCCTGATTAGGCAACGTGACCACAAGCTCCTGCTCGTGAAAGTGCAGACCGAGCTCCATCTCTTTGTTCAACCGTTTGAAAATGGGCCAGGCGATATATTTTGCTGCTAGTCTGGTCAGCCCGACGTACAGTCCCTGTTTACCTGGGTGTCTCCAACCCTCGTGGAGGAGATACCTGACATCCCCTTCGGTTTTCCCTGCCCGACGAGTGCAGATGGCGGACTTTCGCCTAGCCGGATCCTCAATGAACGCCTTTTGGACAGGAAAGTTGTCATCGATGAACTCCGGCTTAATGAACCGGCGAGCGTACTCAGCAAACAGCTCCTCGTCGCTGAGATATTCTACTTCATCTCCCATCCTTGGCTGTGGATGGACTAAAAGGCGTCTTCTGTATCAAGACCTTTGTCAGAGTCCGCGGGGGGAGGGGGTAGTTCCTTTTCCTTTACCTTCTTCTTCGGCCTGCCTTTTTTCTTGGTCTCAATAGGGGTGGGCAGCGGCTTAGGTTGCTGCTGGGCCTTGGGCGGCTCAATCGTTTGGAATTCCATGGCGCCGGAGGGCTCAATTCTTGAACGCAGAGGCTCCTGGGGCTTGCCTGCCTCCCACTTGGGTCCCACAGCGATTTGATCTGCTTGGGGAGTCATGTTGGAGACCCCCTCAAGGGGAATCCACCTCTCTTTGCCATCCCCTTTGAGAATCAGGATGCGGCGATCCCAGTCTACCTTGGCATCAAGACCACTGAACCTTTTGATTTGCTGTGCGTGCTCGTTGCCAATGCCCAAAGCATCTTTGAGAACCGCGTTATGAATCTTGTCTGTGCTCATGAGTGAATCCCCTCGGTCTAGAAGACGAACGTAGTTGCTTGTGCTTGTCGAGCTTCGATGGTGTGTACCGCAACGGATAAGTTTCAGCAATCCTTTCCAGTGCGCGCGACCAATGGGTGCAGGGAATCTCGAGCCCCTCTTTGAGGAAACCTGTGTGGATCATCATCCTCGATGCCACCTGTTGTTGGCGAAAAGGCTCCTTGACGAAACAATAGTGCACAGCCTTGTCAAAGCAAAGCCAGCCTACAATTTGATCATCATCGAACGGGGAGCATGCGATCATAATCATGGGGTCACCCACCTTCAGCGACCTCTCCACCAAGGGGTCTAGCCTGCGATTGACCTCGGCGAAGTAAGCAGCCTTGGGGACCCACTTATATTCTTGAGCCTCTCGCAACGTCGTTTTCCACGTCGCTAGAATAAACGAGACGTCCCCGTCCCTCAGCTCACGAATTTTTATTGGTAGCTGCTCCATTAAATCTTTTCCCCTAGGACGCTGGTCCCCTCCTCAAACTTTTCTGGCTCGAGGAGCATCTTCAATTTATCCGAGAAAGTCATCGCAGATTTTCTCAGGTCGACCTTTGGTTTTAGCGTTACCGGGGAGTTACCGGCTGTAATCTCCTGTTCTTCATACACTTCTTCCGTGTCATCCATTGTCACTTTGGATAACTTGGTTGAATCTTGTGTGTCATCTATTGTCACTTTGGATAATTTGGTTGAATCTTGTGTGTCATCCATTGTCACTTTGGATAACTTGGTTGAATCCTGAGGGGGCCCTCCTAGGGTACCGGGGTGTGGGGTCGATCGGGATTCACCTGAAGCGCAAGCAGTACTGCTTACGGATTCTGTAAGCAGGTGCGGCGTCTCTGGACCTGGCAGTTGGTCCCGGGAGAGTCTCTCCCTCACCACAGACCTCAGCTCGTCGTCAGTCATGCTTAGAGCTTTAGTAAGCACCTCTCGACGCTCTATGAAGTCACCTTGGGATTTTGCTAGCATTTCCGAGGCCTTGAGACGATCCCGCATGCTTACTTTGGGACTGTTTATCACGATAGACCAGAAAGCTTGACGCTCATTACGCGTTAAAACCACTCCTGGGGCCGCTGTGATGCGTTCTAGAGCCAAAATGACGTGAGGGACCCTTAGTAGCTGGGAACCGGTGACCGCTAGGCTCTTTTCGTTGCCCCCATAACCCGCTAACTCAGCGGCTTTAGTGGCGTTTCCAGCCGCTGTGCCCAAGTATGCGGCGACAAAGGCTCTCTGCTTTGTAGTGAGCCTCCGAGGTGTGCTTAGTGAAATACTAGTCATCCGCTTACCTGTCTTGTAAGCGCTGATACCTGCTAGGTCAACTGAAAATAATACTTGACAGCACTTGAATGCGTGTGTATAATATCAAGCAAGCACAACGAACCAGGAGACACCTTGAAACTAACCTACTGGACGGCCCCCTGTCTTAATGACTCGGACGCATATTCTCTGCGGTACAAGACGCGCAAAGAGGCGGTGCAGAAACTCCGTGAATGTATCGCAGAGAATGACGGCGATGCCTGTGACGCCGGTCTAGGCCCGGTTCGCCGAGTAACA